TTCCTGACGTAGCTGATCCTGTTACGTTCTTTTTAAAGTTATCTAACCAAACATTTTTTAAAATGCGTTCTTCTGTTTGAGTAATAAACGTTGGTAAGGTAGCTACAAAAGTAGTTTCTGTAGTATCTACGTAATTTTGTATAGCTGTTTTTAATGTGCTGTATGTAAAACTCATGTCGTTGTTATTGTAACACTGCCGAGAGAAGCCGTCATTTCCGTAGGCGTTGTCAGCACTTGTCCGATAATACCCAAATCAAAATTAGTGTATACAGTAAAAGCACTAGGCACTACGCTTAAATCAGGTCGTGGATCTAGAACAGCTTCTGGGTCTGTCCCTATTGGAGGTGGATCTAGTTGTGGATGTTTGATATCGAAACATTGTGGGCATGCTTTAAATCCATCCCATTGAGTTTTCAATCTTAGAAGACGATATCTTTGTCCACAGATATCGCAAATTCCGTATGTACGTTTAGCTGCTGCAAAAGCCATTTACTTTATTCCTAAATTACTGATCTAGGCGGTAAGAATCTTGAACTTACAGTATCAATATCTTCAGATGCCGCTCTATCCCATTCTTCATCATAAACTTGTTTTAATAACTGTATTCTATCTGGAGCTCTTTTCATAGCTAGATAATAAGCTAGCCCTGCAACCATGCAAGGCAAGAATCTAAACACAGTTTCCATATTATTTGTGTAGTCGCCTACGTCTTGCATTCTTGTTAATGCGTAATATTTGATTACATCTGTAGAGTTTTCGGGAGTAGGGTAAAGATATACTTTTGGTGTTATGTGTCTTTCTAAAAAGAATTGAGTAGGCCTAGCTTGATCTGTTTTGTTAGGGGTATAGAGGTAGTCAGACCTACTCAGTCTAGACATTTGAATGTCTGTACTGTCACGGCTAATAACAGCGGAAGTAATATCTACAACATCTGTTCCTAAACTATACTCGTTAGTTCCTTTAGTAACAGTAAAAGATTGCTCAGCTATAAGCCATTGGTTAAGACCTCTATTGGCCCACTCAGCAATCATTATGTTTAAAGATCTTTTTGCAGTTTCTAAGTCATAGCCTGTTCGTAGTTCTAAACCGCAACGTTCGTAAGCTTCTTCTATAAGTTCATCAACACTAAGATCAAAAGATGTAGTTCCTGACGTTGCCATTATTTTTTCTTTTTAGTGTTTTTAAAAGATTTTTCTATTTGTTTTGCTTGTTTCAAGTGAAGCCTTGAAGCTCCTTTTAACTCCTTAACAAGTTTTCTTTTTTGTTGAATTGATAGTTCAGTCATTATTCATCCTCCGCATATAGGTTATTAAAAATCCTGTTTACGTCCAACGTATAGTCTAAATCAGACTTTGAATAATGTATATGAGCAGATGGTTTAAAGTCAGGAGCTCCTGTTCCAGTTTCGAACCAAGCTGGATGTGTAACTCTAACTCTGTTATTAGGTAGTGCGACTATATTGCCTGTCCANGGCCCAGCATCTAAAAGTTCTAAAACATGACTTTGTTTGTGCTGTGCAGGATCATCCGCAATCTCATTTTCTGCATAATCAACAGTNAATAAATATTTAGCTGGATACATTTCTCCACCTATCTTAGCTAACCAAGGACATGGTGTAGCTCTATCAATTACATAAACTGCATGGTTGTGAGAAGAACAATCCCAAGGCTGAGCATCGTGAACAGCCATTGGTTCTGGCCATTCAACAAACGGGGTATCTGCTACAAGTGCAGTAATAGGCATTCTTGCCCACATTGCACCTCCGTACACGTTTTCTATGCCTTGTTCTTCTTGTTCTTCGGAAGGAACACCAGTAAAAATAATTTGAAAACTAAGACATCTGCATGGCATTGTAGTTACACCAACCACCATGGCATGTAAAAACTCGCCATGGAACTGTTCGTGATTATGAGTGTACTCTTTCCTTACCCAACACTTAAAGTGCGGTATATTACTATGTAAATAAGCCACGTTTAAGGCTTACCTTTTCCACCCTTTTTCATCCCTTTAGTGCTCATGCCAACTTTGCCACCCATTTTGTAGCCTTTAGTGCTCATGGTTACACCACCTTTTCTGTATCCTTTGGTGCTCATGGCTACACCGCCAGCTTTCATGCCTTTGGTTTTTTTGCCACCTGAAGAATAACCTTTAGTTCTTTTAAACATATTTAATTCCTATGCGTGAAACGCTGTTAGTGTAAGAAATGTAGATACAGTGTATTGAATATAAACACCTGCTGTAAATACAACTCCATCATCAGGTATTACTACATCTCTTGTTGCAGTTGCACTTGCTACTGAACTTAAACCCATAATATTAGTTCCTGTTGAAGAAGTATTATGAAAATTTATAGTTCCTGCTGTTGCAGTGCTAGTTAAAAATACACCTTTAAGCCTTGATCTACCTGCAAATATAACATCTGCTGCCGAAGCATTTACCCCTGCAGAAACGTCACCTGCTGGGTTACCTACTGCTGTGATACTAACTATTGTTTTAAAATGACTGGTTCCAGTAGCTGTATCATCATTAGCACCTGTAATCGATTCTGTTTGAGAATCTCCGTTTACATCTGTGCCTACTACAGTAAATGATTTACTTGAATCGTCTCCAGCAGAAAGAATTGTAACAATTCTACCTGCATTAAAAGTACAAGCTCCACCAGAGGCTAATGCACCACCTATTGTGAGTGCTGCATTATTTCCTACTGCGGCCGCTACTGATATACCATCGGCATCTAAAGCTTGGGTGTCAGCAGTAATCGTGACTGCTTTTACATCCGTACGTCCTGCCATAATTTACTCCGTTTTTAACTTAAATTCATGTTAATGAGTGAGTATTCTGTATTCGCTGATACAGCCATTACATCACCAACTTCCATTAACACGTTATCTGTTGCTGGAGCAACTCCACCAGCTGTTCCACCTGAACGAACTGCTGCATTACCTACAACTAAAGTTCCTACAGTTAACAAAGCTGCTGGTCCTGACATTACTGCCCAACCAAAATAGTCTGCTGTTAGATCAACTACTGTAGCTCCCATAATCGCACCTGTTTCTGTTGCTGGAGCAACAATAAGGTCGTTATTTGGGTCAGCCAATAATGATAGTTGCGAGCTAGTTGTTAAAGCAGTTTTAAGTGCATCGTAACAAGTTATTACTACTGATGGGTCTGATGAATGATCGTGAGCTGGATTAGATTTTACTCTAAGCATTTGCCCTTCACCATTTACGTCATTTACCCAAAGATAACCATTTGCATATTGATTTAAGGTTAAATCAGTTCCACCTGTTTCTACAGAAATAGCTGTTTCACCAGCTGCTACTGCTGCTGTTGCTGTCATGTTTGCGTGGTCAGAAACTATTGCTGGTTGTTGTAAGAGTTTACCAGCTGTTACTGCTGTTCCACCTATTCCAACATAACGATAAACATTATTTCCATAAACCAACTTAGCTCCTAATGGAAATAGTTGTGTTGCACTTTCTGCGTAAGGGTTAGCTGTACCATATTGACTGCCTCCTTTACCTACGATTAAATCAGCTGGTCCAAAACCAGTTGCTGCAACATATTGAATATGTCCACCATCATCAGTAAAAATATTACCATCAGCGTTTATTACTAAACCATCAGTGACTGTACCTGTCGATGCGGCTACGTCTATAGTTTTAAAACCACCTTGGGACCTGACTGGTCCACTAAATGTCGAATTTGCCATAATTTCCTCCTTCGGAAATAAGTCTTATCATCTCGGCTTGTCTGCTAGGTCAGTTGATAAAACAATATAAAAAAATCCTAGTAGTAAAATCATACTACTAGGACCTTAAATTAGCAAACTATAGAAGTGTCTTTAGCTCATCGATGCAGCTCTCAGCATCTTTAAAAAGTATGCCTATGCCTCCAGCACCTTTCCATGCGTCTATGTTTTTTTCAGTATCATCTATAAGTATGTAACCTTCTTTTGCAAAGGCAGCTTTCTGCACACCCTTGAAAGTACAAGTTATAACCACATCTTTATCGACATGCTCTCTTATCCATTCTATTTTATCGTTGGCCACTATCTGTCTGTTTTGCATGCCTGTACAGGTGAGTATTTCCCAATAGATCCCTTTGGCCTCACACTCTGTTTTTATGTGTTCCATAAGCTGGTGCATACCGTCAAGCACTGGCAAGTTTCTAAATAAACCATTGTTGCTCAGTTCTATCTTTC